CAACAAGAGAACAATTCACCGATTATTGTTTACGTCGTCTCGGATTTCCTGTTATCGAAATTAACGTAGCAGAAGAACAAGTTGATGATCGGATTGATGATGCTTTATCAAAATATTGGGATTATCACTTTGATGGCGTTGAAGAAGATTATCTTATCGTTCCAATTACTTCTAATGATGTTTCTAATGGATATATTACATTAGAAGAAAAAGTATTTTCTGTTATTTCTATTCTTCCAATCGGCAATGATTCTTCTGTTGGTATTGGTGCTGGAGATCTTTTTAATGCACAGTATCAATTTTATATGAATGATTTTTATGGATCGAACAATATTGTTTCTAGTAATCTTGAATATTTATCTTCTCTTAAATCTTACTTATCGACGGCACAGATGACTGTATCTCCGATAAATTCATTTAATTTCAATAGGAAAACAAATCGTCTTAGATTCAACGAATCTCTTTCTAGATTAAAAGAAAAATCATCAAGTATTGTTATTAAGGTCTATAAGAAAATTGATGAAACTGTTTTTTCTGATGTATGGGATGATGAGTTTCTTAAAGAATATGCGACTGCTCTTATTAAAAAACAATGGGGAGAAAATCTCAAGAAGTTTGGAAATATGAATCTTCCAGGTGGAATAACTTTAAATGGGGAAGCTATTTTCAATGAAGCGATTGCTGACATAGAAAGATTAGAAACTAAATTAGTTTCTGATTTATCTATTCCTCCAGATTTCTTTATGGGATAGAACTATATGCCAACTAATAAGTATTTTCAAGCAGGTCGTGGAATAGGTTCTAGAGAAGAACAAAATCTTCTACAAGTTCTTGTGAACGAATCAATACAAATTGGTGGAACAGATTTCATTTATTTACCAAGAACAATTGTAAAATTAGACGAGTTATTTAGAGAAGATTATTTATCTAAGTTTGAAAGAAATTATACAATTGAAATGTATATTCAAAATTATGAAGCGTTCGAAGGTGATGGTGCTCTTATTTCGAAATTTGGTTTTAGTATGGGAGATAGATTAACTCTTGTTGTTTCAAGAGAAAGATTTGAATATATAATAGGTAAGTCTCTGCCAGTTGAAGGTGATTTGGTTTTATATCCTAACTCAAAAACTCTATTTGAAATTAAGTTCGTTGATGATAAGAACCCTCTTTATCCACTAGGAACGAGACAATTCTTCAATCTAACTTGTGAAGCCTTTAAATACTCTAATGAAACTATTGATACTGGAACAGAAGCAGATGAAGCGCAAATAGCCTTTGGTAATGATGGGGCAACTGGTATTATGGATTCGTTTGCTAAAAATACTGAAATACAGCAAATTTCAAATAGTATTATTAATTTCTCAGAATCAAATCCTTTTGGTAACCCATAATGTTAACAACAGCACCATTTTATTTCTCATCAATTAGAAATTTGACAGCAGCATTTGGATCTCTATTCAATAATATCAATATTGTAAGATATAATACCGACGGTTCTGTTGAGAAAAATATTAAAGTTCCTTTGGCATACGGATCTGGCGATAAGACTATCACTATGTTACAGCAACAAGATGTTCAGAGGCGAGAAGGACAGATTGATGTTAAAATATCGCTTCCTAGATTATCTTTTGAATTAACAGGAATGACATACGATTCGACTAGAAAACAACAAACTGTCGGAAAAAATGTTTATGTTCCAGCAGCAGCAATATCTTTTAATGCTAGCACTGCAGTAAATATTACAACTAATATTATTACAGTTCCTTCACATAATTTGAAAACTGGATCTTCCGTTGTTTATTCAAGAGGGACCGGAACAGTTATCGGCGGATTAACAAATAATAATACTTATTACGTTGTAGTTGTAAATAATAATTCTATTAAATTAGCTACAACAAAAGTGCTTGCAGAAGCAGGAACTGGTTTGGATTTAACATCAGTTGGAACAGGAACAGCAACTCTAACATCAGGTTACAAGTCACATTATAATCCAATCCCATATAATTTTGAATTTACTCTTAATCTTTATGTTAAATATATTGATGATGGATTACAAATTATCGAGCAAATCCTACCTTATTTTACGCCATTTTATGCATTAACTTTAAATGATATTTCTTCTTTAAATTTAAAGAGAGATGTGCAGATATCTCTTACTAGCGTTTCAAAAGAAGATACATATGAAGGAACTGTAGATGAAGATAGAATATTAACTTGGACGCTTACATTTATGGCTAATGCTTGGATTTATCCTCCAATTACAGATTCTAAAATTATTAAAACTGCTGTTACTAATTTTTACGATCTTAATGATTTAGGTACGAATAATTCAGAAAAATTAACTACAGTCACCATTGCAGTTGATCCAATAACAGCAAATAGAGATGATTCATATGATATTAGTACAACCATAACAGAATACTAAATAACTTCTAAGGAATAAAAATGCCAGCAGGATATATAAATCTACTAATAGAATCTGGATCAACATTTTCAACAACTATGTCGATCGATGATGATACAGGGGCAAGTTTTAATTTAACTGGTTATACTGCAGCTTGTAAAATAAGAAAATCATATTATTCAGATTTTAATGTATATACTCTAACAGTATCTATCGATTCGCCGCCAACAGATGGTAAGATAACAATATCTGCAACAGCAAATCAAACTGCAACTTTCAAACCAGGTAGATATGTTTATGATGTAGAGTTATCATCTGGTTCTTCTGTAATAAGAATATTAGAGGGTATCGCTGATGTACGTCCAAACGCAACGAGGTAACTATGCCAGATATTAAAGTTATAAGAGTCTCTACAGCAGGTATACAAGGACCGCAAGGTTTTACTGGTGCTACTGGATCTGGAACTGGATCTGGATTAACTGGTGCTACTGGTTCTCAAGGTATTCAAGGATTTACTGGAGCAACAGGAGCAAGCGGTTCTCAAGGATTAACTGGTGCTACTGGATCTCAAGGTATTCAAGGATTAACTGGTGCTACTGGATCTGGATTTACTGGTGCAACAGGAGTAAGTGGTTCTCAAGGTATCCAAGGATTTACTGGTGCAACAGGAGTAAGTGGTTCTCAAGGATTCGTAGGTGCAACAGGATCTGGATTTACTGGTGCTACTGGATCTATTGGCGCAACAGGCATTCAAGGATTCATAGGTGCAACAGGATCTGGATTTGATGGAGCTACAGGAGTAAGTGGTTCTCAAGGATTCATAGGTGCAACAGGAGTAAGTGGTTCTCAAGGATTTACTGGAGCAACAGGATCTGGATTTGATGGAGCAACAGGAGTAAGTGGTTCTCAAGGATTTACTGGTGCAACAGGGTTAATAGGTGCCACTGGTTCTCAAGGATTCGTAGGTGCAACAGGATCTGGATTTACTGGTGCTACTGGATCTATTGGCGCAACAGGCATTCAAGGATTCATAGGTGCAACAGGATCTGGATCGGGATCGTTACTATTTGATTCTTCTTCTACAACTGAAGACAATGGTGCTGCGATCCAAAGAGTCTTCAAAAAAACTGTAACTTCTACTCAATTATTTAAACTTGCTGAATACGAAGATACTGAAGGAGATGTGGCAGTCCAAATTCAAATCAGCAGCGAGACTGCGGCACATAGCGGCACCTCATATTATCTGTTACAAACTGGATCCAGTTCTTTTTCTGGAAGTAATTTTTATAGATTAACACCTTCATCTATGGGTCGTGGACATGGCGATGGCGCTGATAATGGATCGAACAGTTCTTATTATCCTGTGGTTTATCAAGTATCATCAACTAAATATGGCATTGGCGTTTATAATCCCAGTGGAAACACGAAAACATTGTTGGTGACTATTACTGAAACTAAAAGAGGAATGACTTATACTGATATGAGTTCTACCTCTTCAACTTCTGGAACTATAGGATTGGTTTACAGTGATATTAGACTTTTAGTTCAAAGTAGAATTGGTATAGCAACTAATAGCCCTCAGGATGTATTACATGTTACTGGAGATACTGAAGGAATTATGGTTTCTTCGCCAGACGGAAGCACCTTGAGAGGTATAATGCGGAGTGTGAGTAGTAATACACAACTTGCGTTTGGTACCACCACTAACCATCCTATTTCATTTTATACGAGTAATGGAGAAAAGGTTCGTATATTATCTAATGGCAATGTGGGCATCGGTACCACTAGTCCGATTAGAAAACTACACATAGATGGTGGAGCGAACACCCAGATGTATCTATCATCTATTTCTCCGAATATTCTTTTAGGTAATAATACAGTTGAAGCGTCCGCCACTATGTTTGGAATGTTGTCTCTAACTACCCAAAATTTTGACTATGGTCCCTATGGCTCGGGTACACTTCAGTTGTCTACATATGGTAACAGCCGAGGCGATATTCATATCAACAGCAATTATAGTGGTTCTGGTACCAAGAATGTTATTTTACAACCCACCGCTGGCAACGTGGGCATCGGTACAACTTCTCCTGGTTCTCAATTAACTCTCTCACTAGACTCTGCAACTAAACCTACAACAAACACCTGGACTATCGCATCTGATTCACGTATTAAGACAGTTAAAGGTGACTACCAAAAAGGACTGACTGAAATATGTCAAGTTCGTCCTATTAAATATGAGTATAACGGAAAGGCTGGATTTACTGCTGACGGTAAAGAACATATTTCTATTATTGCTCAAGAATTAATGCAGATATTTCCAGAATGTGTCGGAACTTTCAAAGGAAAGTTAGAAGAAGATGGGCCTGAAGTTGATCTGTACAATTATAGTGGCCATGCTATAACTTTTGCTCTTATTAATTCAATCAAAGATCTTAAAGGGAAGATTGATATTCTCGAAAATGAGATAGATATTTTAAAGGGAAATAATTAATTTGTAATCAAACGTAAGAAGGTATATAAATAAATTTGAATTTTGACACAAAGGATTTAATATGGTCGATAAAAAATATACATTCCACGTTCTAGGGCTTCCACATACAGTCACAAATAAAGAATATTCAGCTTGTGCTTATACGACAAAAGCAAGAAGATTCTGTGATATGATGACAAAGCGTGGTCATACTGTTTATCATTATGGTCACGAAGACTCGATTGTAAATTGTA